GACATTATAGGATTATATAGGAATCAACCTTTTATTGTTTAAATAGGGGGAGATAATTCATCGTTCCAATTAACTCCCCCCACTTAATTTTTTCTTAATCACTACAATCTGTTCCATGATCCGTTGGCGTTGTTTCTTGTCTATGGTTCCACGGTACATGGCATATTGATCTTTATAATTAAGCCATTCACGCTGTATTTCGGTAAATTTAATCTTTTTGGTCTCTAACAGTTCTATATATCGATTTCTAACGCGTAAGGGGTCTAGATTCGCCATAAAACACACATTTTGGAAGTCTTCTGACTCTGATAATAACCATTCATGAGCATCTTGTTTTCGGTAAGCATCTAACTTCGCAGCCCCCATACTCGCACAATCTTCAAAAGCTAATCCAACGACTGCTTTCCACATTCGGCTTTCATTATTTTCGTTAGGACGGACAAAATCCGTCGCTAACTTAATGCCCATAAGTTTTAATAAGCTTAACGAGTACGTCACGGTGATATTGTATTACGGGAGGCGGCATACGCTCTTTTAGAACGAATTTGTAATCATCATAAACAAATTCTACAAATCTCCACCTCTGTTGCGGTTTCATATCCGCTACATCCTGGGCCTCGAAATCGTAGTAGTCTTTTATGTCGTCAAAATCATTCATAAGCTATGCCAATGAACAGAGACATGGATAACAAAAGGACGCTCACTGGCATAATTTATTTAACGATATGAATTCCAAGACGTTTTGACTTGGCTTTTCTGGCCTCTTTCCAGGTCTGTTGAACCATCGATAAGAGTTCAGTTGCTCCATATGTAAGCCCCATTGTGTTACCCGCGTAAAGCTGAAACATGACAGTCGTTAACCTGTCATAAGTCTTTCTATCTGGTGATAGATTCGCTAAATCAGTGATCGCATCCTGCAATACCTGAGTTAGTTCGACCTCATTCTCTGTCTTAGCCATTTAATCCCATTGTTAAAAGTTAAATTAAAATGGTGTTTCGCGTGTAATTTTTCGTAATAATTAACCTGTTTAGCCCCAGGTTCTCATGGTAGGACTCACTATTGAATACAACTAATGTAATAGATAATTAGATTTCTTTTGTCAACTGTATTTTGGTATTTCCGTAAGAATCTTGCATTATTTTATATGACTTTTTACCGTCAAAATACCAACCGATTACATTCCATTTTTTCATAATTCTATAAATGATTATCCCACCATAAGTAGACGATGAATCCGATGCTAACTGCAACGTATAAAATCATCGTCTCTATTATGGTAGGATCGCTCATTCTACTTTTTCATTTCTCGGCCCTCAGCAAGCAACTGCGTACGCATCGCTTTATGAGATTTGCCGTTTTTCTTCGCAACCTTAACAATCATATCATCTACAAGTTTTGATATCATCGCTCCAGGCTTGCGATATCCATGTTTACAAAGCGCTTGTAGAATGAAATATGAATCCACTTCTACAGCTACTGATTTCCACTTTGTAATGTCCACGGTGCCCCCTATCTTTCTTTTTGTTTGGATCTACTTTTGATCGCCTCTCTTCTAGCTAACTCTTTTTCAGTTACTTCGAAGTATTCTTTATCTTCAATATAACGTTGAAATTTTATCTTATGATATTTTTTACCTTTCAACTGTTTATTGTAGATATATTCCAAAGTACGAATCGTAGAATATCGATCGGTACATTTATCAATAGATCCTAAGTTTGTTTTTACCGCGTGTAAGAATCTTTTAAATTCAAACTCCGGGTGTTTATAAAAAATTAAAAAGACGTTTAAGAAAACTCTAGTTCTAGCTTTCTTACCAATCAAATCAATTAATTCATTATAATGATCTGCAAACTGTTCAGCCCATCCAAAATCAACAACTTTAAAATAACCTGCTTTAAAGTCTTCCATCATTGTTGAGCTTCGCGTACATCTTCTAGATAACGCAAGTATTGCAACCTCAGTACCAAGATTTTTCTTCTCAGCTAAATATTTTACATATTTGTAATGCTGATTACCTCTGATCGCAAAGAAATCCATGTAGTTTGTCGTAGTAAATTTTTTACTATCGGCATTAATGTGAGCCACATGTAAATCCTCTGCATCATCTGATACATAAAAGGTAATAGGTTTTTCAAGCTGCATACATGCAAAGTACCTATGCTGCCCATCTAAAATTTGATATTTAGAATTAACCACAATTGGTACATCAATAAAACCTGCTTTCATTTTTTCAGCAAGTTTATTAATCCAAGCTTGATTTGGTTCTCTGTTTCCTTTTACAAAAGTAAACAGATTATAATTGTAAGTCTGGTACACTTTACCTCTGACTTCAGTGGGTGCTTTTTTAAATCCTCCCAAGGATAGTTTTTCTTTTGCCATACTAATACTTAACCTCCTATTGTTATGGCCTTATCGTTAGATAAGTGAATGCTCCAATAAGCGCCAGGAGCAATTTTGGCGGTATCGCTGCAATGAAAAGCAGAAACAAGATAAAAACTAATCGATCAAAATAACCCATTAGTTTGTCCTCGCCTGTGCTCTGTCCATTGCTTCTTGTCGTGACATGAGTTCATCGAAAACCATCATGTTCGCTACATATGTATTGAACAAAAGGACTTCCTCGTCTCCACACTCCAAAGCAATTTTTACTAATCGTGCAACTGCATCATCGAACGATGGATCACCTGGTTGAGTAGGATCTCCTTTATAGTTCGTAGAATGCACTTTCGATAATATATCTTCAACTTCTTGAAAAACATTTCTCCAAGATGCGTAGTGTTGTTTTTTATGTTTATCCATATTTTTACCTCTTGTGAGCGTATATAAACAAATCCCATAAATATTCAAGAGCTAAATCACATTATTTTAAGACTTGCACTAAATCTCCCATTATGGTAATATTTTGCATGGCAGCATATAGATTCCAAGTCCGACACAAAGGGAAGTATTATAATGGTGTTGCAAATGGAGACGATGCTGTTGAGGCAGGTCTCAACTTCGCTGATTTACTCAAAGAAAAAAAGATCAAGCCTGAAACTGAGTCCACATATAGACCCGATCGTTTATATGTAACATATGAGGAGATAAACATTGATAAACGCAATGAGAATCCTGGCGGAAAAGATTAAACTCGAAGCACAGTGGAACGAGTTATATCTCTCTAATGGTTGTGTAACCCCTGAAATGACTAATATTCATGAAAAAATCAGAGATTGCAGAAAACAATTAGTGAATAAAGATATCTTTACTGCTAGAACAGAGTCAGAAGGCCTGTCTTACACAGACCTTCATGCTGATTACGCTAGTTAGTAATTAGTTTATTTTTTGATTTTGACGGTGCTCTTCAACTCGACTGAGCGCGTTAAATAACGCCATTATTTTCTCTATTCCCCAGCCCTTTTTAATTTTGCTATTTAGATAAGCAAATTTTTTTACAAATATTTTTTTTGGTAAATGCGGCTTCAATGCGTGCGCTGCATCTACATCTTCCATTGTAAATTTATCCATGTCTTTCCTCCCTTCTAATTTTATCTAATTTTTTCCATGCAAGGTTTTGCATCCAACATGAAATGAAATTTAAAAACCTCCAAAATAATTTATTTAGTTTTTTCACAGTTTTCCTCCGATACTTGTTTAGGCCCAATCGTAGTATGAAACCAAATTGGACTTTGTATTGTACCACCTGGCGCACATTTTGTGCCCAGCATTATTTTATAAGTATCACCTTTTTGATGACCTGGCTTTGCACATCCAGTTAAAACAAAGATTGCGCATATTACCATTGTGATTAAGCTCATTATCTTAATCGCGTCTTTTTCTTTTTGCATGTCTTCTCCTAAAGTTTAGTTGTGGGATTTCTTTTATCTTACAAGCAGCACATTTGAAAACATTTTTTTCGACAATATCCGCTCTGTTGGCTTTACATACACTACATATAGGGCGTTTATCTATTGTAGTTGCAATACTATTCTTTTGCTTCACCCCAACTTGGCCCAAGAGCGATGTCCACTTTGAATGGTACTTTGAGCCCCTCTATACAGTTTTCCATAATATCTTTTACCTTTTTAGTATCTTCTTCGGTATTTATGCTAAAGCATAGTTCGTCATGGATTTGTAATAAAGGCATCATTCCAGCTTTACAGCATTCAATCATAGCAATTTTACTTTGATCTGCAGCTGAACCTTGAATGAGTCGGTTAAGTGCTTTGTAGGTTCCTGATCTTTTAATGTTATTTCCGTAATGCGCTTTGGCTTCTTCGTACGGTAATGATTTATGCATTTCCCAAGTGTTAGGTTCCCACATATTAAATCTGCATTTACGTCCTTTTAAAGTTCTAATGAAACCATACTTGGCTGCACTATTCATAACTTCAGTTGCTAATTTTTTTACAAACGGTACTCGTTGGTCATACTGAGACAGCAGCTGCATTGCTTTGTCTTTTGATATTCCAAGTTCTCTAGATAATTTATTTTTACCCATTCCATAAAATATTCCTAAGTTAATTGTTTTGGCCGCGGTTCGTGATATGCCAGCCATGTCTGCTACTAACTGATGAAAGTCTGCTGCTTCATCTTGATATGCTTTAATAAATTCATCCGCACCTGTGAAACCTTTGTCCACTGCTGCTGCATAATGGGCTACCAATCTTGGTTCTTGTTGCGAATAATCAAATGAGCCCCATTGTCTTCCTTCTTCAGGAAGAAATAAACTTCTAATCTTATTTCCAAATTCTTTGTTTCTTGCTGGGATCTGTTGTAGATTCATATTCGAATATGATAGACGGCCTGATACAGTTCCACCACCTTCACTCTTTAATTGATGTATTTCAGAATGCACACGGCCTTTATGAGTATAACGCTCAATACTATCTAGAAACGTGGAATGAAATTTATTTATCTCCCTGGCATTTCTTATCAATTTCGATAATGGATGATCTGAGTTCTGTAACCAATTTGATGTAAAGCTTGGTTCCTTTGATTTTTCCGTGAGCGGGTATTCAACACCAATCTTATCGTAAAGTTTAGCTACAGATCTTGCTGCCCACATATCTACACCAAGACCAGTCATATCCTTAATATCTCTTAGAATCTTGTTTTCTTCTTGAATAAAATCTTTTCGTAATACTTTAATCTTATCTAAATCTACTCTCATACCTCTACGTCTCATTTCAATTAAATGGGGAAGTAGTTCTTTTTCCATTTCCCAAACTTCAGTAAGATTTTCTTTTAAAATTAAAGGTTTAAAATGTTGCCACAACTTATAAGTTAATGCTGCATCTTGTTCTGCATAGAAGCCTACATAACCTGCAGGCATCCTCCACATATCTTGTTTAGGATCGATACCCCATTCTTTTGCTTTCTCTTTTAGGAATTGTTCGTTTTTAATTTCACCTAAATATTCTATTGCCAGGGCATTTAAACTATAGCTCCATCTGTTCTCATCGATAATTGCTGCTGCAACCATCGTATCAATAATCTCGCCTTTAATCTCAAAGCCATTTGCTAATAACCAACCCACATCATAAGCTGCATTATGAAATATCTTGGGGCAAGGTAATTTTAGTAAATCTTGAATAAATGCTACAGTGACTCCTTCATCCATATTTCCACCTGCATCGTGGTGAATCGGGAAATACCACTGTTTTCCGGCTGTAGCTACGGCAAAACCCACAATATAACCGTCCATACGAGGCCATCCAGGGCCTAATTTCTTTAAATTGGGGTCATTGGTCTCTAAATCAATTGCAATAGCGTCAGCGCCTCTTAAATCGGGATATTCGCTAGGGCAAACCCAGTCGGATTCTTCAAATGTAAAATTAAGCTGATGCGTCATGGTGAGCGTAAATTAATGTTTTTTGTTCTGTTGGAATTGCTTGTTTAAGTGTCTGATTATTAAAGATAATATCGATACCCATAAGTCTGTTATTATAATAAATATTCTCGATGTCAAAAACTTTAAATGCACTATTTGCCATATAGTTAATAATTTGTTCAAAGTTTGGAGCATCTTTATTGTTCTGAAACACAGGGCATTCTAGCTGCACCCATTTCGTATTTAAAAATATCTTCAATGATCCTTCAATCACTTCAAGTTCAGCCCCTTGGATATCCATTTTAATATAGTCGTATCTTTGTTCTGGTACTAAATCTATAAGTGGCTGCGTCTCGATTGTAACTTTTCTAAACGGTGTGTTTGAGTTTTCTTTATACAATGAATTACCTGTCTCATCGTCAGATCCTGCAGAAGTATAAAATGTTCTTTGTTCTTTCTTTTGACCTACGTAGCCGTGAATAAAAGTTCCTAACTTATTTAATTTCTCTTCGTGAAGTTTATTACCATCAATTAAATATAAATTTGATTCAGGATAAACTTGTTTAAATCTTTGTGACCACTTACCTTCATGGCAGCCAACATCAATTACATTATCAAGTCTTGCACCTAATGATTTAAATCTTGAAAATAGATTTGTATATATTTCAATCGGTTTGGTCATCCCAAGACTCTCTAATGAATTCTATTTCTAGATCACAATAATGTTTAATTTTATTTAAATCTTTTATACCGTCTTTGTCTTGAAATCTCATAACATATTTAATGACGTTAGCTTGAAATGGTGTGAGATTATTTTTTCTAATAAATTCCCACGGTTGGATTTTATATTTTTTATAATGGTTAGGGCCTTG